AAGGGAGTTGATGAGGTGTATAATGAATATTAATTTTTACGACTAATTATGGGATTTACTAAAAAACAAATAAAAGCAATGAATCATGAATTTAAAGCTGAATGTTTAACTGAGATAGGTTACCAACTTAACCTTTCATTAGAACAGATATGTTTTCTAACTCCTGATAAACAAGATGAATTAATACATATTCATTTTAATTTAACAGAAAAAGAAAGTCAAGCTATAAACTTAATTCTTTTATTAAAACAATCGGGTAGTAGTACTCCTGAAATATTTCAACAAATTGACAAAATTAGTAATAGTGATAAAGAGGTAGAAAGATTTTTTAAAAAACTTAATACTCTTGGAGAGGTTTTAAAAGTAAACACAAGCATTTAATCATTAATGATTTTATTTGATTATGGATAATAGAAAAAATAACGGGGGTAATAAGAACGCTGGACGCAAACCAAAAGCAGAGGAGCAAAAGTTAGTTGAAAAATTAACGCCTCTAATCGGCAAAGGATATAAGGCACTTGAAAGCGGTTTAGATAATGACCAATCATGGGCGGTTAAACTATTCTTTGAGTACCTCTATGGCAAGCCTAAGCAATCTGTAGACGTTACCAGCGGAGGAGATAAAATACAACCTCAATTTTTAAGCATAGACCCACTTAGTGATTAAAGTAACTACAGCCCTAAATAAAATATGCGCCCTAAAAAAGCGCATTTGGTGTTTGCAAGGATCACAAGGAGCGGCTAAGACTTATAGCGCTTGTATGATTATTGTAAATAACCTTATGGCTAACCCTAAAAAGGAATGTTATATTGTGTCCTCTGAACTATCAAAGATGCGTGATACCGTCTTAAAAGATTGTATTAACATAATTGATCAACTAGGCATTAAATGCAAAATGACGGGTATCGATTTTGGATCGCCTAAGATCGTTTTCCCAACTGGCTCGTTTATACGCTTTATAGGATTAGATAAAGACGACGTAGGAAAAGGTTTGCGTTCCGACCTTGTGTATGTCAATGAGGCTAACAAGATTAACTTTGAATCTTACCGAGAGTTAACCAGTAGAGCCAAGCGAATTATAATTGACTATAATCCCAACGTTGAATTTTGGGCGCATTCAGAGGTTATACCGCGCGATGACTGCGACTTTATTAAATTAACATTCCTAGACAATGAGTATCTAAGTAAAGAAGAAAGAGCCGAGATACTAAGATACAAAGAAAAAGGGTACAACGAGGACGGCACTATAAAAAGCGAGTATTGGGCTAACAAGTGGGAGGTGTACGGTTGTGGAAATACTGGCGGTATTGAGGGCGTCATCTTTGAATCGTTTAAACAAGTGGATCAACTGCCAGAGGGCGCAAGGTTATTAGGTCATGGAATGGACTTTGGTTATACAAATGACGCCACGGCTATCACATCAATCTACAAGTACAACGATAGCATTATTTTAGATGAAGAAGTGTATTCTACTGGCTTACTTAATTCTGACATTATAAGGCTATGTAAGCAGCAATCTATTGGAACGGCTCTATATATATACGCAGACGCAGCAGAGCCAAAGAGCATAGCGGAAATCAAGCGAGGTGGCATAAGAGTAATAGCAGCAAAGAAAGGAGCGGATAGTATTAACTTCGGCATAGGCTTAATGCAAGAGCAAGACATCATTATAACTAAGCGATCTAAGAACGTTATAAGAGAATTTCAATCTTACACATGGGCTAAGACTAGAACGGGGGAGAGATTAAACAAGCCTATCGATATGAATAATCACGCAATCGACGGTATTCGTTATTGTATTATGGAGCTATTCGGAAAGCCTAAAGGGGTTTATCATGTGTCGTAATAAAAATAATTAAATATTTTATACCAATCATAGTTGGTAATCTAATAAAGGTTTGTATATTTGTACGGTAGTTAGGAATTAGCCGCTACATCAAAACAAATATATTATGAAAGATTTAATAGAAAAAAAAGAAGACATTGCTTACAGATTAAGGTATGCAAGTAGACAAGGCTGGGCAACGGAATTATTAGAAAAAGAATTTCAAGATATTAAAAACCAACTTAAAAACAAAGCACATACAATTAATTTCGAAGCAGAGTACTACTCATATTAATGAAAATAAGGGGTGTAAAAGCCCCTTTATTAAAACAACAACATGACAATTAAAGAAGTACGAAAACACCTTAATCTAGATAACGATAAGATAAGCAAGCTATTCAACTACGCAAGCAAAGAAAGCTATCAAAAGAGTTCTAAGCGTCCAGTGATAGACGCGGCTATAATAAAGATATACGAACTAACTAAAGCTATTTAATTTTAAACCTTACTTAATCGGTAAGGTTTTTTTATGTATATTTACGATATGACAATAAACACACCTACAGAACTAAGCGAGATAACTCTAATACAGTTCATGACTTACAATCAGTATATAAACGCTAACAAAGAAATCACAAAGGACAAAGCAGATAAAAAGATGGTAAGCGTGTTTTGTAAGTTAAGCCTTAAAGAAGTGGATCAAATACCTATCAAGGATTATAAAGAGATCGTTGATGTTCTTACCGCTACCTTAGAAGAAAACGCAGGAGACTTAATCTTACAATATAAAGGGCTAGGTTTCATTCCTAATCTTGATGACATAAGCGTGTCCGAGTATGGAGACATGGAGTTATTTTATACAGAGGACGAAAGCCGTTTAGATGAGTTCATGAGCGTTCTTTATAGACCGATCAATCAAAAGCTAGGTAAGTCTTACACGATTAACAAATATGATGGAGAGGCTAAGCATATGGACTTAATACACCAATTACCTATGAACGTTGTTTATTCTGCAGTAGGTTTTTTTTTGGATTTAAGGCACGTATTGCTGAGTTGTACCCTGAGGTATTCCAATCAAACGGAACAGAAGACGCAACAAACATAAAAGAAAACTTTGGAAAGCGTTGGGGATGGTATCACCATATAAGAGTGTTAATGGCATCTTTTAACTTTACCATGCAACAAGCCGAACAAATGCGAGTACATGAGGCATTTTTAGACATGTCTTATCATAACGACTTACACAAGGTATCTAAACAAAAAGAATAATGATGAAATTTAAAACAGGAGAATCAGTAATTTACAAAGGTAAAGAAACCGAAATAGAAAGTATTACAAAAGACAATAAATATGTAATATCTAATCCGCAATGGTGTTATGATCTAGAATACGAATGCGTAATGGAGGATGTTTATTATGGCGTTCCATATTGGATAACAGTTAAAGAATCAGAACTTAAACAAAAAGACTAGATAGATCGTTATAATAGTATGAACGCATATACACAACTACTAAATTATCTTCTTTTAATCCTATCGGCTGACATAGACATCAACACCGTAACTGAGGGGGAGCAATTAGATCGCATAGATATAGCTAATAAAAACATATATCCTTTAGCGCATATAGATGCTGATGATGGTACATTCACAGAAAATAATTTTCAGTTTAACGTCTCCCTACAAGTTATTGACCAAGTAGACTTTAATAAGATCATAAGCACCGATAAATTCACAACAAACGATAATAGGCAAGATATATACAATACCTCTTTGCAGTCCCTTAGACGCGCTTATAATGAGTTAGCACGTAACGCGGTTATAAGTGTATCAGGCAATAGCACTTTTAACAAAGTAGGAGAACAAAAAAACGGCTTAATAGGTTATCAGCTAGATATGCTTATAGAAGTACCTAACGATATCATGTCTATATGTCCATAGAGAAAGCGTTAGACACATTCGGTAAACGGGTACAACAGCAATCACGATCTTACTTAACTAAGAATAAGAACAACGCAAGTGGGGACTTATACAAGGGAACAAAGTATACTTTAACCGTTAGCCCTAATTCATTTAGCCTATCTTTTCCGTTAACTCCTTACTGGAGGTTCTTCGATTCTGGGGTTAAAGGTGTAGGAGGTAAGCGAGCCGATAAGATGGTTAACGGCAAGCTAGTAAAAGGAGAGGAATACAAAACAAAGCGAGTAATTAATAGCCCCTTTTCTTACAAGACTAAAAAACCACCAGCGCATATATTTGAAAAATGGGCAAAGCAAAAAGGAATCAAACCACGTGGAGAAAATGGTAGGTTTACTTCTTATAAATCATTTGGCTTTGCGGTTGCTACGTCTGTTTTTCATACAGGATTAAAAACAACTAAGTTTTTTACTACTCCTTTTGAGAATGAATTTAACAAGTTGCCAAACGATATAGTAAAGGCTTACTCTTTAGAACTTGACGACCTACTAAAATTCACAACCACTTAATTTTTGAGCCTCTTTGTATGTGATTAAATGATCTTCAATAATAGGGTCTTTAACATAGCCGCGATCAAAGTTATCAGGAACTAAAAACTTGTTGCCTTTGTATTTGTTTATAAAATCATGAAATGTAACGTAACACTTAACGACTGGCTTAGTCTGTATGGTTGCATCTCTTTGTTTTCTTCTATGAGGTACAAAATAAGTTGTTAATATTCTAAAAGCACTCCATCTATAACTGTACGTATATTTCTTAAAGTATCTTAAAAATATATCTTCGCGCTCTGTAAGTTTCAAATCGTTTCTAAAGTAAACCTTTGTATTTTTTTGCATAGTCTTTTTACCTTTAGGGTAAACAACCCCGTCAGCGGTTAACTCCCAAGAGTGTGTAGGGTTATTTTGTATGGCT